CTATCACCAATAGGTCCATACCTGCACCGCCGCCGGTCAGACGCACCGCTCCCGCTTACATAAGGTGCAGTGTCAGCAAATTCGGTCCAGGCACGAACCCAGAACCGACCGCTCCCGGTGCTTGGCAGCCAACGTTTCCGCTGCTGCCAATAAGATTAATGCAGTTGGCAAGCGACGCAGGATTTAAAGCCAATCGGTAGGGGTGTTGTTTTGCATATCGGTGCCAGACCGACCCAGGTGCGGGTCTTACTCACAGGGTGCAACCGGGCGCGGTTGGGGATTAGAATGTTCAATGAGGAATCAGGACAAAAACACATTCCGCGCCAAGGACATTGCGGGCAAAGGTTCAAGTTTATTTGGAGGAGACTTTCCGACGTTTTTTCACAACCTTGCGGGCGGGGGCGAGCGACCGTTTACGGTTGGGAGCACCGGAGCGGTTCTGTGCTAGAAACTTTCGTCCAAGGGGAAACTGGTCAAGGTCCATTGACAGGCGTTCAGTGAAATCAACGTCCCAAAAGTTAAATGCATCGTAGGGGTCGTCCGGTGGCTTTGGCGGGTCCTCTCGTGGGCATCGGGTGGCAGCAGATTCTATGAATCGGTAGGCATCCGCAAGCAGGGAAGACGTGGGCGGGTTGACCCCAAGATTCCAGCCTTCCAGTATAGCTGGGTTCATGGTCTGCAGGTGACTCAGTATTTCGGGGGAGAGGGGTACAATGCAGAGCTGTAGTATGAGAGAAATCTCGAATTCCTCCACGTGTCTGCTATATGTTTTGAATTTTGCTGCATCATAGCTTGCAGGCTGTTCCTGTTCGGTCCGTACAGAGATGGTCATATTGGTACCCCTGGTGTTGTCAGCCACAGTGATAAACAGCTGGTCACGCCAGCAGATGCCATTATTCAGGCCCTGGGAGCGTATGATCCAGTAAGGCCTGTTGAAGACCTGCGCATCACTAGTGACAAGCGAACCACTCTGAGACCCGAAATAGACCGAAGTGCCAATGCCCCCAGACTCAGGCTTAAGAACAAGGGAGTCAGGTATCTCATCCCCGGGAGTTCCACCTCTGCTGAGAAAATGGCGGGCATAGGACTGCTCTCGCCGTGCATAGAAAAACATAGAGTCCCCTGTGGTCTCCTTAGCCATTTTGAGAAAGTCAGGATATTTACATGTGGCTGTATTGATGTCCAGGGGCGCGTCAGACCTATTGTCCTGCAAAGCTGCAAAATCCATAGCCCCAAAACCTATATCAAACATATCTCCATCCTGGATTATGGAATTCTGCAATTCTATGGGGGGACAGTCGCCACCAGTCTTCTGAGTGTTTTTACAGGGCTGGGACTTACGCCAATGCTCTCCAATGGCTGGTGAGCAGCCCATTATGATCATTTGAGTCTGTTTCACATCATATGCCATGTTCTGCCGCTTGTCCTTTCCTTGGTCCGTTTCAGACCTGTTAGGATTTTCATTATCCATGAACTTATTGAAGAGAGGGTGACCTGTCACACCTACACCAAGAGGCTGTCCCCTACCTACATCTACACCTACAACACCCCAAACCAGGCGCTCAGTTTCAGGGTTATACAAAGTGGTGTCCCCAAAAGCAAACCTGTTAGGGTCGGGGAGACGCACGCGAAATACCCTCCATTGATTACTGGAGCACTTTGGGACCTTAATAGTCTCGGAATCACGCTCCTTTATCTCAAAATAGGGGTGTCCAACTATAAGCATGCGATCAGAGTTTGCATGGCAATAAATGTCAGTGCGGCGGACATATGTGTCAGTGCTTAGTACTTTAGTAACGGGGTTGGGAGGCAGGAAGATCTTCTGGCTGTTAGGGGTCCACAGAGACATCTGCAACAGAATCAAGAGATGTACCGTTTGCGTCTGCGCCTACGTCTGAACATCAAGCTAGGGTGCAAGCTGTAATCAACACCCCCAAAATAGCCCACAACTACAGTGGGGGGCAGGGGGTTTGGCCTAGACGGACGTCTGGGGGCGGTATCATCTGGATAGTCAATGTAGACACCCACATCATCATAGTCAACAGGGCCACCGGCCGTAGACGGCCGGACAACAACCTCAATTGTTTGCCTGTTACGCCCTTGACCAAAGGATAGACGGCCCTGTATAAGTGGGACATCATCTCTCTCCAGGGCCTCCCAAGATGAGTTGGCACGTGAATCTAGATCTGCACTGGTCAGACTATCAAGTGTGATTGTCTCAAAGGCATCCTCATCCATGGCGACATCCAGTGTGTTCGTGACATCGGACACAGTAATGGGGTCTGCATCTGATGTTTCACCAAGCACTGATAATTCAACCTCCTCCGCTGGCTGAATGTCACTTATGTCATGGTAGAAGTGTACCTGTGAACCAATGCGCGTGCCACTGCGGGTGCTAATACCAGCCCGAGACCCGTAGCGGCTGACCCTAACCCTTCCATCAACCTCAGAGAGCCGAGCAGAGCTCAGCTTGTAGATGTCAGTGAAGTCAGGATCCGGGGCGGCCTGCGGCTCCTCAGGCACAGGGAATTCCAGAGTGTCATCATAGACAGGGTTGTCAAAGCCAAACTGGACAAGTGAGCCTGGTCTATTCAGGAAGGCAGGATCCGTTACAACCACCCTCTCATAAAAGCGTTGAGGGTACCCCCGACCACGCACACGTGGCCTCGGCCCTGTAGGGCGGGGGGTGCTGGTGCGAAACTCTACTAGTGGGATGTCATCCGCACCCTCACCCACAGGAATCCCCTCACCACCCTCGGTGACGAAAATGTTGTGGGAAGATGATGTCTCCCCAAACCCATGCGTGCTGTCAGGGGCCACATCGAATGCGGGATTGCTGAATTGAGACCAAGACACACTTGACCTGGAAGGGGGAGTTGCCTCGGGGGGTACATGCAGCACCGCGACAGTGTAACCATCACCGGCACCCGCAGCCTCTGTAGAAACAGCGGGCACGGTGTCCACCGGAACCTCGGGAGGTATTGGCTGCAACTCTAGGCCCCCCTCTATCACACTGACGTCGGTGGCCGAGCCATCGACCAGGGGCACTATGGCAGGGTCCAAGGCATCCACGGGCAGGACCTCGGAGGGGCCCAGTGCGTCAACAGGAATAGGAGGCCGTACTGTGCGTCCACCAGCGCCAATATTAACACCCGGACCACGCCCCCCCCCACCGAGAGGGATGTAGCCTGAAGCTCCGCCTCTACCGCTACCGGTCCCTATGCCTAGGCCGCCAAAAAAAGTTCCGGCGGCCCCCCATTGCAAAATCCTGTCTGCAACTGTTTTCCTCTCTATCTTGGCTATCACATCAGGTGGACAGGTGCCCGCCTGCTTACAGGTCCTGTAGAGATCCTCCGCGGCTGCCCTCCGTGTCCTGCGTGCCCGAACCATTGTGATAGTGACCAGACACAAAGTACCATGAAAAAAGGGCCTTTATGACCAGCAGTAAAAAAATCAAAATAATACAGTGATACAAAATGAAAAAACACGCCCGGATCAAAAGCGCAAGCAAACTTAGAAAAAACATGAAATCAGGACACGAAATAAACGGACCCTAAACAGCCAGCAAGCTAGGGGCACGCGTGATCGAAGGGGGAAGTCTCACGACCTGAAAAAAGTCATTCAGCTGCTGAGAGTCCCTGAAAGTCAATAGCATTCTAGCAGGGCCAAGTCTGTTAGCCCCTTGTCCAGTCCAATACCACGTGGTGCTGCAGTACTGGTACCTGTGTCCGTGTGTGTGTGTGAGCCTGTACCTTAGACACTTCAGCGGGTTAGGGGGTCCGACCAGTACTACAGCCGCTGCGGGGCTATCCCCAGCTTCCCGAAGAAGGTGTTCAGGTCTGCCTCGATGTCCTCTCGCAACTGGAACGCGTCCTTGGAAAGCTGCTTGAGCGCGGTCCGGAGGTTCTCGTGCTGCTGCTGCAAGCGGGGCCTGCGGCGGCGGCGTGAGACTTCCTCTGGCCGGGGAAGGGGGTCCCAGTGGTCCGGGGTCTGCTGTCGGGACCGCAGAGGACCTGGCGAGCAGGGGAGACCCTCCCCCACAGTGCTCAGACTCCCAGGCACTTCCCAACCCGGGATCTCCGGGCTCGGACACCAGAAGGGGTTCGTCCGCGGGTACCGGGGGCTGCCGCTCGGTAGGTTCACCGCCCGGAGGCCTCCGCTTGCCCCTGGTGGCGTTGGAACCTCCTGCTCCTGCTCCGGCTCGCTTTCTGGAGGCCCTCGACTGCTCGGTGGTGACTGGCCCCGGCTGCGGCGCCTCGTAACCTGGCGCTGACTTGGGGGCAGCTCCCACTGACTCAGGGGTGAGTGGCACAGAGGCGAATCGCTGAGACCTCCCACAAGGCTCGGGTACGGACTCCGGGGAGTTCGAGGTACTGTCGGGGAGAGGGGAGGCGTGTGAGGGGGTGCAATCGGCGGGGAGCTTGTCTGGCGTCTGCGGTTGCGGCGGCGCCTCCCCCGCGACGTGTTCCTCTCCCCCGTCTCCGGCTCGTCGACCAGTGGGCCTCTGATTGTTGTCCCGTCGAGGATGTAGTTCAGCCTCTCCACGAGGGTCGGTGGGCGGTGTAGTGCTAGTAACGGGATCGCAAGGAGAAATAGTCTCATTGTTATAAGTCACATCCCAGTGGCCCGTTGCACTATATCTCTCAGCGTCCGCTGCAAATTCCTCATAGTAATGTTTATGCTCACAGTCCCAAAACCATATTCCCTTGTGGTCAACCTGACTCCTTGCCTTCTGCCAATTGTCCGCGCTGTCCTGATAATAGATCCACTCCCAAAGTGTGTACTGCATGCTATTTCCAGCATCACAATCAAATATAACCTCCACCGTACGCGCCCCCCTTTTCCAACACCGCTCTGGGGCCGCCATCCACCGCTCCCTGCTTGTGTCACTGAGCGTCCACGTCTCCGTCGCGTACGGAGAGTCGCACAGCGACTGCAGGACAAGCTGCAGCTCTATGGCGCTCTTTGCCCGCTCTGCCGACACCTGCAGCGCTGGGACCGGCTGCATGCCCACCCTCATTATACCAGCCTGTCTGGCAAAGTATAGCAGGACGCTCTCCCGCCGCATGAGATTCCAGTGCACAACCTGCTGCTGCAACAGATCACTGGCCTCTTCATACAAATTAAGAAGTTCGTCTTGCACCGCACTTAAACGTTTGTTCAGGCTCTCCATCTTCCCCCTCGTCCTCCTGGTCGCTTAGGTCTAACTGTAACCACAACCTTTTGAAAAAAGATTTCCAACTTTCGTGAGTAAGCCTGTACAGGGGCTGTCCCTCATCGTTAAAGGGAAAGTCACACTTAAACTCAAACAACTGAACCCTGGTAAAAAGGTAGCGCCATCTGTCGTCATGTTTTATGTTTAGGTTTGAAGTGATCAATAATGGCGGACATTTTATCTGTGTCGGTGCTTTGTGTTTAAGATCTAGCGATATAGGATTCCCATCTAGGGCATTTCTAAGGTAAAGGTCAATATAGTCCCATGCGGGCTTTGTGGCATCGTCCAGCAATGCCATGCGCGCGTCCACTAGCGGCTGCATCCAAAACTGGCTTTTGGAGTTTGCAAATGAAAGCACCCTTCCACCGAAAAAGCCAAGCAGACTCATGCAAAACATGGACTTCCCTGTGTTGGGGGGCCCAAAGAAGCATATGCAATTTTTTTTTGGTGTGCCTTTCAGTAGCGCCTTGAAAGCACTAAGGAAAACAATAACCTCAATGTTCTGATACCTAAGGAAGTTCACTATGTCCCTCCAGTCACCGCTGTCATCGAACCCCTTCATTCTGCTGTATATCCAGGCTGACATGGTCATACTCCTCATTATAGCTCTCTTATACAGTCTGACCATTGTACAACAGTCTTTTACGTGTTTGGCCTGTGAATTTGTATTCAGCCAGGCGGCTGCATTGGCGTCCTCCTCTGCCAGAAGCGCATAGTTGTATGCTATGCTACTTTCCTCTGTGTGGTCATTGTCATATGCCCACTGCACCATCTGCCCAAGGTCAAATTTCAGGTTGTCCGCCGTCTGATGGCTGACCAGCGTTTGCCTGGTTATCCATTCGGGTGTTTCCCCCCCTACATGGGCTGTTTTGGACAGGGCAAGTCTGAACCAAAACAAGGCTGCAGGCACGCTCTTAACTCTCGGTGGCTCTGACATTATTTGTATTTCATCTATGGTAAACTTGTCCTTTAGCATTTTGGCAAGAGTCACCCTGCATTTATGCGCTCTAAAGCGAAGTAGCATCAGCACCAGGTAGCCCCCCTTCCCACAGTTTCCTGTTATCAGCATGTACTCACAGCTGGATCTAAGGACAGCTGGCATGCTCTCATATACTGTGGGGTGCACGCCATGCGCTGCAACTACCCAGTCTGGGTTACATGTTTTATTACTTTTGAAGGTGCGTGTTAGTTCCCCAAAGCCTAGCCCGTAGCTCTCCTTAAACCTGGCCAGAAGCGTTGCCCGTCGGTTTGAGCTCTTCATCAACTGTTTAACTACACTTGACCCCCCTCCTTCCCTCGGACCATACTCCACCGTCTCTCCGTCTCCTTCCCCCCGCTCCTCTCTGCAGCCATCCCCCTCATCGAACTCAACCGCGTCTACCTGTTGTTCCTCCGTGTTAGTAGCTTCAGTTTCATGCTGCCCTGTTTGTTCTATGCCGCTGTCGCAGCTGGACTCAAATAACCTTCTCTTAGCTGAGTGCTTTGGCGGTGTAATTGTGATAGATCTAAGCCTAGGGCTTAAGTCAGCTAGTTTCTCTTTCGGACTTATAAGTTTTCTTTTTAACAACTGTGCAACCCTGCTGTCATCCTCTAGCGTTTGCTGTTGAAACAGTGCCCGGGTATTTCCCTGCTCAACAGGTGTCTCTGAGAGTAGCCCCGGTATGTCACCCTCTATCTCGCTATCATCGTCACTGTCCATATCACTACAATCTGCCTCGTGCAAAATAAACTGGCCACTGCAACCTTCCTGCGGATCTGTACCTGCTGCTAGTTCACCCTCCATGTTCTGTTCTCCCAAAGCTCCAGCGACGCGATGCACAGTCAGGACAGCACAAATCGAGACAGGTCAGCAGTAGTCGTTCGAGGCTGCGTATGCCGGCCTGGGTGGACAGGACCACGAGCCTGATGGCGCGTTCGCAGTTCCCACAGTGTGCCTGTATTCTGTAAGGAGCAAGATATTGGGTTTCTTGCTCCGCCTCCTCCTCCTCGCTATCTGCAGGAAGCTCCTCGTCGCAATACAGATCGTCGACAGGGCACGGCTGATCCTCTAGGACAATGTCTCTTAATGTGGCGCCTTTCCCAATCATTATCAGGTATTTATACAACCGCGACAGCGTGCTCGCCACCTCCCTCTGACATTAAAAAACTGCTCACCACGCGAAATTGCTAGTATTTTTTCTGTTAGGGATAACAGCTTCAAACACCCATGGCACCTCACAAATATTTCTGTGAGCCCCCCTACTCTTGCAACAAAGTCCTCGCTGGTTAGCACTTCCTCTGTGAATGCCTCACGCTCTTTCTTGGAGACGTCCCGTGCACATGGATTGCAGATTCCGTGAGGAAAGCCCCCCTTCCATGTGAGCTGCAAAACCTTAAAATCAAAGGCTGTAAGTTCATTATAGTTCAGAAAGCGTTTGCAGTACACACATGGCAGTAGCAGGTCCTCCAGCGGCACCCTAATGTGTTCCGCCAATGATGCGGCCCCTTGCAAGTGCTCCATGGCAACCCCACGGGTTTGCAAACCTTTTTTATAGTAGTTTTTTGGCGCAAAAGTTCGACCGCATTCGGTGCTGCTGAAAAAATTCATTGAGAAGATTGTTGTTGCTAGCAA